ACTGAGGCTAGGTTTGAGGTGTTGGATCTTTGGTTCTATTTGGATTCGTTGAATCAGCAGATGGATCAGAAGGATCAGAAGATTGACCGGCTTGAGCTTGAGCTTGAGAGGTGGAAGGAGATGGCGCAGAGATGAGTGATACACCAAGAGGAAAGTGTGAGTTATGTGGCGGGCCGCTCGTCCCTGTTGGGCATGCCCGCGCCAACGGGCGCCCTCATAAAGATTGGGAGTCCAGGAAGTATCATAAGCAGTGCTGGTATGACTTGCCCCGAGAAATCCCGCCGGTTCGGATGACGCCCAAGGCGCCTGCCGACACACCTCCTCGGATCATCCACCATATTGTATGGGGGAAGGATAGGCCACAATGAGTACCACCACCAAGGTTAAGAAGCTGGATCCTTCGGTCACGGATCTGGAGAACTTCTCCAGGCAGATATTTGGGTTGGAGTTGTATGATTGGCAGAAGAAAGCCATGAAGAGTGTGACGGGGAAGGGGGGTAAGAGTCGGGTGGCGGTGAGGGCGGCCAATGGTAGTGGCAAGACTACGCATTTGGCGGCGCCGGCGGCGTTGTGGCATGCGTTGATCTATCCCAACAGCATTACGATTACTACTTCTGGGGTATACCGGCAGGTTAAAGAGCAGATGTGGCCTTGTATTAGGAGTTTAGCGGCGAAGGTGAAGGGTTGGGGGATCCAGGTGAACCAGACTGACCTGGTGACGACTACGGGTAGCAGGATTATTGGATTTAGTACGGACGACCCTGGCCGGTTTGAGGGTTGGCATGCGGATAACCTGATGATCATCATTGATGAGGCCAAGACGGTGAATGATGGGATATATGAGGCGGTGGCGAGGTGTCAACCTACCCGGCAGTTGGTGATTAGTAGTCCTGGAGGGACTAGTGGTGAGTTCTGGCGGATCTTTAATAAGCAACAGCACATGTGGGCGTTGCATAAGGTGAATGCCTATGAGTGTAAGCATATCAGTGAGGTTTGGATTGAGGAACAGTTCTCGCGGTGGGGTAGGGATCATCCATTGATTCGCTCGATGGTGTTTGGTGAGTTCATGGAGATGGATGACGAGCGTTTGGTGATTCCTTATCCGGTCTTGGACAATTGCGTTACCAACCCTCCGGGGAAATCGGGTAAGGACGTGAGTTGCGGGGTGGACTTTGCCGGGGGTGGCGATGAGAACGCCATGTGCATTAGGCGCGGGAACAAGATTGAGAAGGTGATCAGTTGGCGGGACCGTGACACCATGGCGAGTGTGGGCAGGTTCATTATTGAGTTCAAGAAGGCGGGGTTGAAGGAGGAGCAGATTTATTGTGACATTGGCGGGTTAGGTTTGCCGATGGCCGATGCGCTGGTTGAGGCCGGGTGGAATTGTCACCGGGTAAACTTTGGCGGGCGGGCCCAGGACCATGAGGCGTACATCAATCGCTCGGCTGAGATGTGGTTCACCACTGCCCGGTTGATTGAGAAGTGTGAGATCATCCTGCCTGATGACGAGGTGTTACATCAGCAATTGACGAGCCGGCGATGTTACGCCAACAAGAACGGCAAGTTGAATCTGGAGAGTAAGGGAGAGATGAAGAGCCGCGGGTTGGCTTCACCTGACCGGGCGGACGCAGTTATCCTGGCGGTGGCAGCCAAGGGTGCCATTGATGACATGCTGATGGAGTACGTTCGCCCGAGTATGAGTGAGATCTTCAAGGAAGCATCTGCCGGTAATGATCCCCTGCTTGAGGGGATGGACATTGGGTATTGATTACCCTGCCAGACCGCGATACGCCAGGACTGTCACGCCGCCGGCAATTACGCAGGTAGCTACATTGCCCAGCATGGTAAGCAACCAGGCAAGGAGGTCCAGGTACATGAAAACTTCCGGGCTCATTTTTCCCTCCTAATTCTTATTGCCACACCGATCAAGGCGCTGGCAATTATTACCTGGCTTATCGTCTGGACGATAAAAAGTGCTGCTGATAAATCCATTCTCCCCTCCTTACCAGGTAAGACGATTTGAGCGTCCACTGCTGCCCACATTATTCCGTCAATTGACGTAATAACCTTTGCCAAAAGGGGTTAAGACCCGTCCATTATTACAGGGATGGGGAAATTATCGCGTGAAGACTTGCACCAGGCTTGTCTGGATGATCTCAAGGACCGTGCGCAATGGGATTCCAGGCAATCCATGTTCTATCGCATGCGGCACAATGGTCTGCGGCGCAAGAACAAGCCATGGCCGGGTGCCAGTGACGGGCACTTCCCACTTTCAGACACGGTGATAATGCGCCTGGCGCCGTTCTACTTTCAGCAAATCTTTGCCACGGACATCTTGGCACAATTCTCTCCTGTAAGGGACAAGACCCAGGCGTATGCGAACGCTGCCGGGCAGTGGTTCGATTATCAGATGAAGCAGAACACCAACCTGGAGACAGAGATTCTCTCGGTGATTGATTTCATGTTGATGAGCGGGCGCGGGGTGATGAAAAGCTACTGGGACGCGGACAAGAAGCAGTTGCAATTTCAGTCGGTGGACCCGCAGCACATCATTGTGCCGACCTGGTCGCGCTCGATAAAGGATGCGGACCGGATCGTGCATGTGCAGCACTACTCACCGGACGCTTACAAGCGAAACAAACTTTTCAACCAGGATCCCGCGCTGATCAAGCGCATCACCGGCGCCGGCACTGACATAGGTGGTGACCGGCAGAAGGTGCAGGCCCAGTACCAGCGTGAGGGACTCACGCATAATGAAGATAACTACATTATCATCTGGGAAACGTGGGCACGGGACGATTCTGGAGTATGGACGTGTGAAACATTTTCTCCGCTCCAACCTGGGGAGGATATTCGGGCACCTTACAAGTTGGGCAAGGAATATTACAATCAGCCGCCGTTCAGCCAGTTCGAGTATGAGATCAAGGACGGACGGTGGTACTCGCCAAGGGGGGTTACGGAAATAGTGGCGGTCCATGAGGCGGAATTGTGCAAGTTGATGAACGAGAAAAACGACTACATGACGCTCGTTAATCGTCCCTTGTTCCGTTCCGCCCGTGAGATCCCCAACGCGGCCAACCTGAGATTTTCTCCAGGGCAAATACTGCCTTACGACATTCAGCCGATTCAGATGCCGGCGCCGCCGGTCAGTTTTGATCAATCGATGGTGTTTACCCGTGACATTGCGGAGCAACGGGTTGCAACGCCGGACTTTGGCATATCTCAATCGCTCCAGAACACCGAGCGGCGGACGGCAACGGAGATAAACCAGATTTCTAACCTGTTCAGCCAGAGCAGTGACCTGCGCCTGCGCATTTTCCGCATCGGCCTGGGTAGATTGTACAACCAGGCGTGGAATTTGTTGCGCAAACACTCTGCCGGCAGCCTGAACTATTGGTACATCGACACCGTGAAGGAACTTGGCGTGGAAGCGCTCAAGGAGGAGTACAACGTGCGCCCCACCGGCAGTGCCGATGGTGTGAACAGGGATTTCATCTATCGGCGGGCAGTTAACCGCATGCAGATGTTTGCGAACGACCCGTGGATCGATCAGGGCGAGTTACGCAAGTCAGTTTTAGAGGCGGACGATGTGGCGCTGGTGCGCCGCCTGTACGCCGACCCAGGTTTGCAAATGGCAGACCAGGCAGAGGACCAGGCCAATGAATTAACCTTCATGCGGCTCGGATTCCCGGCGGTGGTGAAGGATTTGGATGACCATGCCACACATATTCGGACGATGCTGGGTTACATCCAGTTATCATCCAAATCAGGCCGGCAAGTTGAGCCGATGGAGATGCAGAGGATCCAGGAGCATATGAAAACGCACATGGATCTGTTGCGCAAAAAGGACAAGCAAGCCGCCAAGGAGATCGAAGCGGAAATTGCGGGCCTGATGGCTGCCGAGCAACCAGCGGACGAACCACAAGTGATGGGGGCACCCGCGGCAGGCCCAGAAATGATGCCTGAAGCCGCGGCGATGAACGAACCCGCTCCTTTTGAGGAGCAACAACCTGTGGGGGCAGAATATGCTGCGTAAGTTGCGGGCGGCCATAAATTTTGTACGCCTGGCGTCCTGGCACCAGGAGGCAATGCCTGAGTGGCGCCCGGAGGATGCCGAGGGGTTGAGGAAATTTTTCCAAGGGGAAACTGGGGAGCGTTTGAGGGTCACGCTCTTGTCTATGACGATACAGCAATCCTTGGACGGTACGAGTCGGGCGGGTGACGATCTGTCATTCAGAGCAGGATATGCGACAGGCTTTAGGAGCGCTGTGGCGACGCTTGATGCGCTGATGGCAAAACCGGTGATCACCGATCCAGGTCACCGCTCGGACGTACCGTATGATGATTTGGCGTGGTTGGAAAACATGGAAAAATAGTCATGGCAGAAGAAACCACAAACGATGAGAGGAATGAGGAGCGTGAAACATTACTGGCAGCCCTTGAGGTAGCCGACACGCCCCCTGGCGAGGAAACCCCAATACAGTCCGAAGAACTCGCGTCGGACGCATCTGAGTCGGAAGAACCTGCCGACACGCCAGACCCGGAACCCGAAGCGGAAGCGGAGGTGACCGAGGAAACCAGTGAAGAACCGAGCAACCGGGAAAAGAAAGCTGAGAATCGCCTGAACAAGGGTTGGGATAAACTCAACGCTGGCAAGGCAACGCTCAAGCAAGAGGTGGAGGAGTTTGAGGCTCAGAAGCAACAGCATACTGACGATCAGACTTCCCCCGAAGAGTACCGGGAATTGGCGAGCCAATACACCGAGGACGGTCAAAAGGAACTCGCCGAACTCGCAGAGGAAAAGGCCCAAGAGGTCGAGCAACGAAGACAGCAGAAGCAAGTCAATGAAGGGTCTGACGAGGTAAAGGCCGGGTGGAACAGTAACTTGAAGGATCTTCAAGAGCAGCACCCGGACCTCCTGGAAGATTCCGACCTGACTAATGGCGTTGAGGCAGTCCTGGACCAACGCCCATTCCTGCGGGGTTACCCCGAGGGAATCCAGGATGCAGTCGCAATTGCAAAATCCAACCTGGGAGATACGCAAGTGAAGTCACTGGAAAAAACTAATGGCGATCTCAAGACTGAGATCGAGGAACTGAAACAACAAACAAGTGTTACCGGTTCTCCCCCAGGGCGCGAAGCCGCGCCGAAGGGTCCGAGTGAAGGTTCGCAGGAGCAGATCAGAGGGAAACTTCTTGAGGCGCTACAGCAGGCCGACACTGAGGGCGCGGGGTTGAAGATATTCCGGTAACAGAAAGGGGTTATAAGTTATGGCTAACATGCTAACGACTACTGATAATCTCGATGCACAATTCCAAACTTATTTTAGTAAGGAACTGCTTGAGTATATCGAAAAGTCATTACAAATGGTGCAATTTGCACAAAAGAAACCCTTGCCAGCACAGGCAGGGGCAAAGGACGTGAAGTGGTTTAGGTTCGATGAGCCTTCCACCACGGGAATAACAACGCTCAGTACAGAGGGTGGCACATCGATTACCGAACGTGCGATCACGCTGGAAGAAGTGACGGCAACGCTGGTGCAATATGGTCAGGTGATAAGCCTGTCTGATATTCTCCAGCTAACCCAGTTATTCAATCACGTAGAACAATCCGTGAGGATCACGGGGCAAGATGCCGCGCTCCACGCGGATAGTATCGTGCGCGACAAACTGGCGGCGACTGCCAGTGGCAAACAGGAACGTGCGGCTAATGGTCTTGCAGACCATGCTGCGGTGATTGCTGCTTCTGCTGCTGACGCTGAAGTTGAGTTCAACGATCTGTTGGACTGCTCAACCCAGTTGCGGACACAAAACACCAGCACAATTGGCGGAAGCTACGTTGCGGTTGCGGCACCAGAGGTGATCAGCGACCTGATGAAGACCACCGGTTGGCAGAATGCTGCGAGCTATTCCAATGTGGATGAGCTTTATCGCGGCGAGGCGGGAAAATTGTGGGGAAATCGTATTTTATCCACGACTAACCCGTATCGTTCGACAACCCAATACACCTATTCATCGAGTGGCACTGCCTTCTCGACGTTTGTGTTTGGTGCGAATGCATTCGGCGTAACGGACATTGCCTCGCAATCTCCGTATGGTCCGAAGGTGATGATTGCTGATGGTCCTGACAAGGGCGATCCGCTCAACCAACTGACGAAAATATCTTATAAAAGCTATTACGCTGCCGCGGTACTTCAGCCGAAGTATTACGTCGAGATGTATTCGCAGACTATGTTCTCCTAATACCAATTAGGATAATCAACCTGGGGGGAGAGATTCCCCCCAGGTCTTTACCATGCCTTTATATACTTTCATAAACGGGAAGGGGAAGACCAGGGAGGAACTGGTGTCCCACAACACGAAGTCTGTCACGCGGGATGGTGAGGTGTGGTTCCGCGGCGCCGTGGAGCGCATTGGAGTGGTGGGCGCCTTCCGCAAACAGGACGACCAGGCAACCACTATCCGCAAGGGCTACTACGAGGCCGAATGCCAGGGTGGCAGCCGGTTCAAGAGTTCTTACAGCAAGAAACAAATCAAGAAAATTTGGGGGTTTTAAATGGCGACACTAGAAGGCAGCACGATTTCGAGTACCTATAAAGACCTGCTCCAGGTCGATAATGGTAATTCAGGTGTGGACGGCACCCTCCGAGATGTTGAGGACGGTGAGGGCACCGCCAGCAAACTCCAGCTTTCCACTGACGGGGTTAAGTCCACCGGCACCCTTGAGGTAACCGGCGACACCACCCTGACCGGGGAACTTTCCATCGGGGGCGTGACCCTGACTGCCACCGGCACCGAGTTGAATTATTCTGACGGGGTAACTTCGGCAATCCAGACGCAAATGGATTTAAAGGCACCCCTGGCCTCGCCGACATTGACCGGCACCCCGGCAGCGCCAACGGCAGTTGAGGGCACCGATACAACGCAAATTGCCACCACGGCATTCGTTAAGAGTGCGGTTGAGGATGAGACCCACCTTGCCCTCGGCACGACAAGTTCGACGGCTCTTGCGGGTGACACAACGACGATTAGCTCAGGTCAGGCGTCTGCGATTACGGCCAATACCGCAAAGACTGGAATCACTTCGGGTCAGGCAAGTGCGATTACTGCCAACACCGCCAAGACCGGAATCACTTCCGGTCAAGCGTCTGCGATTACTGCTAACACCGCCAAGACCGGAATCACTTCGGGTCAGGCAAGTGCGATTACTGCCAATACAGCGAAGACAACCAATGCCACGCACACGGGCGAAGTTACGGGTTCCGGCGCGTTGACCATCGCAGATGATGTTATTCGGGAAGTGAACCTTGAAGTTAACGCGCCGACTAATGACCATATTCTAACAGCCGACTCAGCAGCAGACGGTGGAATGAAATGGGCGGCAGCAAGCGGCGGCGGAACTCTAACCACAAAGGGCGACCTCGAATCCTACACCACAACCCAAGCTAGATTGGCGGTGGGTATTGATGATTATGTGTTAACTGCGGATGCGTCTGCCGCAGCGGGAGTCGCATGGAAGGTGGCATCTGGCGGCACGACTGCCTATTATGTTGAGAATTTTAATGGCAACGGGTCTACTGTAGCTTTCACACTCACCCAGACTCCCGCTGATGTAAAGAACACGCAGGTTTATATTTCAGGCGTCTATCAGCAGAAGGACACCTACGAAGTAGAAGGAGCCACGCTTACATTTTCCGAAGCACCCTCGACAGGCACAGACAATATCGAAGTCGTAATCGCCCCCACCGCTGCGATTGGCACAACTTCTACGGACTTGGTTACTTTCACCCCCGATGGCACTGGTGCTACTGACCGTACCACTCAAGCGAAGTTGCGGGACACTGTTTCAGTGAAGGATTTTGGGGCAACAGGTAATGGTACTGATGACGATACTGATGCAATTATTGCTGCCTTGGCGGCAGCTACAGCCGGAGGCAGTGTTTATTTCCCAGCAGGGACTTATAAGTTTCTCCGTGGTACTGGCAGTTTGCTTTCAGACACTATTGTTGCCAGCGATCTTACGATCTACGGTGATGGAGCAGCATCGGTGCTGGACACCTACAAGGGCGATGGCACTCGCCCTGATAGCACTGGCAGCGAGCTTTATAACGTATTTCAGGGGACTAGCACTAATAATGTAACCATACGAGACATTAAGTTGCAGGGCTACTGCTCTTTAGCCCATTTTATTACCAGTTCAAATATCGTAATTGAGCGGGTGTATATTGATGGAAATATTGGCAACCCAAGTAATTATCTGCTTAATAAAGGAGTCTATTTTAATAATTGCACTAATATCAGGGTATCAAACTCCACCTTTATGGATGTGTTTTTTGGAGTTTATTTCGGGGGAGCGAATCTTACCAGAACAAAGGAGTGTATTGTTATCAATAATCATTTTGAGCATACAAATGCGAGAGGTGATTGTACCGCCTCGTTCCCTGTTGGCGTATATGTGTATTATGCTGACGACATTATTGTTAACAGCAACACATTCAAGAATATTCACTCCTCCGTTGACGATGGGTCTACTGGAACGGGAATGGGCTACGGCATTTATGAAGGTGATGGGGCCGCTTCCAGTCTCGTCATCGACGCCAATCAGTTTATTGTCGATGGAAATGGCGGAGGCCATATGATTCCCATTTACATCAACGAAGCAATGAAGTCGGCTGTGAGCAACAACATCATAACAACCACTGACGGTGAATATACGGGCATACGTATATGCCTGCAAAATGAATTTGCACATTCTTCGGTTGTAGGTAATAGCATCACAATGGGCGAGGGGGTTGGTGAGAATATCAAGGCCACCTTTGAGGCTGCAAATTGCGGAATTACAATATCCAACAACTATTGTGTTAGCGGGGCTGGTTGTATTGCAGTATATAATACTGCAAGCGGAACTGGAGCAGATGTTAATATAGACAATAATGTTGTATCAGATAGTGCTAATACATATTTCGGAATAAAAGTACAAGGCACGGCTGGCACACCAATAATACGACCGAAGTTAACAAATAATGTAGTTAAAAACTGTCAAGGCTCAGGTATACGCTTGGCAAGCTATATTATTCAGGCTTACATTGTGGGTAATAAGATAATTGACTGCGATCAGGGTGATGATGGCGGGGAGGAAAAATCATCAGGTATACGATTTACTTCTTATGCGTATGGGTCACATCTGGCAGACAACTTCATTGGAAATACATTGGCTGGCACTGGCAACCTCGTTTACGGGGTATCAAATGCGTCAAATTCTTCTGACAGGATTTTCAAGGATACTGGCACAGGAAATTTCTTTGAAAATATAGACAATGCGCTGGTTGGAAACCTTTTCAAGAGGTTCTATACACAGGCTGCTCCCACAGGGGGAGTATATGATCTGCAACTAGGTGACTTTATAAAGGCAAGCTATATTTCCGGCGGTGAGCCGGTAGGGTACTATTGCACACATATAAAAGTACCGACCCTAGCATCTGACGCAAGTAGTGCATCCACTACTATTGAGGTGGACAGCACCACTGGGATGGCAGTTGGAGATTTAGTTTTATTGTTGAAAGATTCAGCAACTGTAACAGAGGATTATTATGTCGCGACAG